AAGGAACGTAATACTCGTAGTGCTCCTACTTCTCCCTGCAATTAATGGAATTGTCTTTTCTTCTCCAATAAGAATGGTCGCCGTCAAAATAAGCGTTATCCCAGTTGGTTAAAAAGTTGTCAAATAATGTGTTTGTTAATGCTAGTGTTCTCATAGTAACTATAAGGAGCACAAGTCATGCCAAAAAAAACACAAAGAAAATTAAGAAAAAAATAAAACTTTGGGACATTGTGGCTCTTTTTGTTAAATAAGTGTAGTGGGTCACGGTGACTCTTCCTTAGTTTTATTATAATACTTTTGATTACTGGTGTAATATTAGATAGGAAAGTAAATGTTAAAAACAGGTCTTAAGATGAGACAACTAACCGAGGAGGATACATTATAATTTTACTTTTTGTCACAGGGGGTTTGGCTACTTCCTTTTTGAAGATTTCTTAGATTTCTTCTTTGGCCTTTTTCTTGGAGGAGGAGGCTCGTTGTTCGTTAGTTCTGTATTCTTTCTCCACCCCTGCCTGTAAAGGAAGGCCGCCACTGTGTTGGCATACTTATAGATTTCTTTCTCGGGCTTATCCCAAAAGAAGGCGTGCGCTAACTCATGGACTATGGTGTTAAGCTCTGACTTTGGCGTTAAGTGTGGGTTGATATAAATTCTTGGATTGCTTTCTTCTGGATCATCACAATAGCCGTCCGCCTTGCCGAAGTGCGCGGTGTTTGGCTTTCTAAACCGTACTTCATATCTTATGCCGTTAGCGTTTCTAAACTTAAAACAAAATTGTTGTGTCTTTTTTGGCATCGCGCTGTCTTATTATCGTCTCACGGACGAGGCTGTTTCTGTCCTCATCTTTTTCTTTTGGTTGCGGGAGCCTCTCCTGCAGGGAGATTTTTGTGCCTTCTGTTTCTAAAGTCCATTTTTGATTTTATAAAACGTAATAATTCTATTTTATTAGAAATACCGTTGCACCAATTAGCATGATGAACTAACATGTCGGTTGGCATGAATACATCTCTCTTTTCGTCAAGATCTTTATTTTCCCACCATAAGCCAGACTGATTGCTTTCAGAAAAGTTTTTAATTCCTTTCGTGTATAGCCCGTGTGTATAATATCTTTCGGGTAAATACTTCCAAACAATATTTTTGCGCTCATTAAGTAAGGTATTTATTGCTGATTGTTCTGAGCTTTCAAAGGAAACGGGACCCTGTAAAGCCTCAAGTTTTTTGTATATCTCTTGAAAAAATTTTTTTATTTTACTGGATGATTTTACCGCAAAAAAGCCACCGCATCTCCCCACAGTGTCTGAGTTATGGTCTTTCATAAAACATATGTCGCAGTCTTTTAGGTTTTCCTTCAGGTCATTATATATCTTCCCGTAGAATCTTATATCTACATCGCAAAAAAGAAAAATTTCTCCATCTACAGAGCTCTTTAGTTGTTTGTTGATGAAAATTTGTTTCTCCATCATTTGCTCTCTCCATCCATCCGAGAACAGGGCTCCCGTTGAGCATCTTTGGGGAAGCTTTTCTATTGTAAGAGAAATACCGGGCTCGAAAGGGAATGACTCAATAAAAAAATCATACAAAAACAGTTCGTGGGTATCACTGTATGAAACGCATACCTTCATAATCAAATTTTTATTTCAGCAAAGCGCTTGCCTTCCTTATCTGAATAAGCGGGGTTTCCGTCTTCCCTGCCCTCGTCAAAGAAAACTACGTCAGGGTTATTAAGCAGCCCCATTATTCTTTTTTTTGCCTCTTCGTTTCCTTTTAGTAAGTCGACAGTTTCTTTATAAACTTTAACGGCGGCTTGCTGACGCTTCTTTTTATTACAGGGACAACCCCCGACAGTATTCTCCACGGATTTTAAGAATAGATCTACTTGATTTCTTAAAACGCCAAACGTTTCGCTATCAGACTCAAGGAAAAGTTTGTTAATGCCGCACTTAATAAACATCTCAAAATTTCTATAACTTCTAAAGGTATATTCTTTACTCATAAGATTTCCTCGCTAAAATTTTCAACACTAAATACAAAACAAACGAAAACCATAAAGTTACAACAAACAACCCCAAATCTTTATATAAAAAATAAGCTCCGACATTAATCCAAAACCCAAAACAAAAGGGGCATGAAAGTAGCTTTCTTAAAAAACTTCTTTTCTCAAAGGCGATCCACTCCCAGTAGGTGTCGTCTGGCATGGCCTCTAGATGCTTCTCGTATTTGTGTATACTGAAAAGTTTATTTAATTTAAATAACTTCACATATTCCACAAAAAACTCTGTTTCATACATAAAAAATAAAATATTGGCAATTAAAAAAGAATAAACTATCGCTTCCATTTTGAATATAATACTTCAGTGAACTATTCTAGTCTAACAATTTTTATATTGTACCAATTAAAAATTTCCTTGGCTTGCTCGTCCCTCTCGTAAGTATCCTTATAGCAAACTTCCTCTATTCCGTAAGCAGCTATCATTGTAGCGCAGGAAGAGCAGGGTAAGAGTGTGACAGCTAATAGCCTGACTTCCCCCTTTTTACACAAGGACAAGCAATTCGATTCGGCGTGAATCATAAATTTTCTGCGATAGTCTCTATTATCCCAGAAATTTTTATAAGGCATTGAAACTCCAGAAGCCAAGCCATTGTAACCCACCCCCACAACCATATTGTTACTATTTAAAGCGCACGCCCCCACTTTTCTGTAAGGGTCTTCGCTCCTCTGGGAGGCTGCTTCAGCAATACTTATTGCATGCCTATGCCATGTAGGCCTTTTTTCCATCTTCTTCCGCCTCCCCCACGGGCTCGGGCACTACACAGGAAGTAGTATCTGTTTCTGTTTTCTTGTATTTTACCCGAGGTCTACCGTTGCTAGATTTAGAAACACCTACGACCGTAAGAGTGCCAGTATCCACCGCTTTGTTTAGTTTACTGTGAATTGTCACTCTAGATACTTTTTTCGTAGAAGTATCCACTACGTCCTGAGCTGTAAAAACAACATCTGGCCAGTCAATATCTACAGGTGGACGGCCCCGCTGGGGAAGTTTAACTTTTGTATTTGTCATCTTAATTAAGATTAACTAGTTTTTTTGAAAAGTCAAGAGATTTTATTGGATTTACGAGGGTTTTTAGATTATTATATTTATAATATGACAATACAGGACGCATCCAACGAGCTTTTTACGTGGTTTGAGAAGACGGATTCATTTGAAATGGGCAGGGATCTAAAAAAGGTCTTACCCATAGTAGATAACGAAGAAGAAACCATGGTTGCTTTTAAAATAGCCCTAGAAAAGCTAGAAGAAATGCAATTGATCGCCTCCAAAGACTACGGAGATAAGAAATATTATATTCTCGAAAAACACATGGACGCTTTCCAGCAGAATGTCGACCTTGGACCGTGGACAGCCAAATTCGTAGCAGGTGAAATCAATGAATTCTGCACTATTATTGAGGATAGTACTGACCTTTGTCAAACTTCTTCCATTCAAGAGAAAGACATAAGAAACCTTGTTCATGTCGTTCATTTTTATAAACAAAAAGTTTTAGAAAAAGAAGCGATAATCTCTGGAGAAAACAACAACGAAGAAGAATCTTAATATAAAACCTTGCGTTGGCTAAAAACCATGTTAAACTTTCCTCAGTTCTTTGTTAGCGGTGAAACAGCTTGTGAGGGTAAGCCTCACACGAACTCGTAAGAGACCACAGGCCCGTAAAAAGACCTTAGCCAATTGAACCTAATAAGTTCGCTGTTATTTCGGGAAAAAGCGGCAGTTGAGGCTAATGTAAGTAGAAATACTTAAGCTAGAAACTTCATCCTCCCAAGAGGAAAAAGGATAAGCAGTCAAAAGAAAAGTCCCACCGCAGAAGGGAAGAGCTCCATAGTTTAACAAGTCAGTGAGCGAGACTAAAAGAGGTTAACGCGCAGGACTAAAGCGGCTTTGTTAAAAGTAAAATTTATTTCCAAGTGGACAGCTATGTTCTTATCTCGAAAGCCTTTTCAGGCTTTCTCAACCCAGTGGAAAAATTTAAAGGATAAGCAGTCATACACGAAGATTGTTAGATTTAAAGTTTAAATAATTTTTATATATTATACAGGAACATTATGAATACAGTAATTGGTATATCCGGAGTAGCGGGAGCAGGCAAAGATACATTTTATGATCTTCTGTCTGAAAGACTTCCGTGCAAAAAGTACTCTCTAGCGAACGAGCTAAAAAAAGAAGTAAATCAATGGACACGAATGCATTATGGCATTGATTCCGTTGATTGTTCCAGAGAAGAAAAGGAAATTATAAGACCGTTCTTGGTATTTCACGGAACAACAAAGCGACACGCATCAAAGGGACGCCACTGGATAAATAAATTAAATGATACTTTAATAAACGATAAGCGCTCTGGATTCAAGATTGTTACTGATATACGTTATGACGAATATGAAAACGATGAAGTAAGTTGGTTAAAAAATGAGCTAAACGGAATTCTCGTACACATTTCCCAATTTGAGTACCAAAGAGCTGTAGCAGCCGAAATGTTCAACGACCCAAGAGAACTTTGGATCCCTGAAGAGAAAAATGAAAACCTACTGAGGTTATTTAAAGCTCCGGTCAACTCTGAAGAAGCCAGAAACGACCCAATAATTAAAGAAAAAAGTGACTTCCAAATTGAATGGGAGTTTATTAAAAATGGTCAAATAGACAAGCTTGGAAGTTACATTGATAACTTTATCGACTGGCTTGTGGACCATGAAAAAACAACAAACAGACTCAATCTTAATAAGTAAAATTAAAAAGACAGGCTGTAACGAAAGCTATAAGACTCTCTCATCTCGCCATGAAAAACTTTTCTATAAAATATGCCAGAACTATGTTCCCATAGCTCTGACCAAAGGATTCAGAAGGAGTGATGTTATAGAGAACAAAGACTTTGTGATATTCAAAGCTATACTTTCTTACAAAAATAATAAAAAAACTAAATTTTCTACTTGGCTAGGGAATTGCACGAAATATTATTGCCTTACTTTAATTAACTCTAACAAAAGACTCATAACCTCTGAAGAAGATCTCTTAACTCTTACCATAGAGTCTCGCTCGAAGGAAATGCATGACCAAACAAGCAAGTTTGAACATGATAAAGAATATATTTTCAATATATTAAATAACCTTAAGGATAAGCGAATAGCAAAGGTGTTTAAGTTAAGATATTTCGATAATTTTAAAGAAAAAAAGAAACCCACATGGAGCTTTATAGCAAAAAAAATTAAAACGAGCACACAAACCGCCATTAACCTACACCAACGAGGCAAGGAAATATTAAGAAAAAAAATAACTTCAACAAATTTTCAAGATATGATTTGACAACTTAAAAAAACACATTATACTTTAGGCAGTATGAGTGAAGAAAACAAAGCTAAAACTGATTGGCAGAAAAGAGAAGTAGGCGCGCTGTGGAAAAAAGAAAGCCCGTCTCAAAAATACTTTTCTGGTCACGTAAAAATTGATGATTATGGAGAAGAAAAGCTCCTTAAGGTCGTCGTTTTTTCTAACAGGCATAAAAACAAAGATAATCACCCAGATTTTCGAATTTATACCGTAGATGACGCACGCCCTACGGGTAATGGACCTAAAGAGGCTCCTAGTCAGGAACCTGCGTTGGCAGACGAAGAAGTGCTTTAATATATGCGCTTTGCTATCAACGCTCCGATTAACCCAAGTTCTTTCGGACAAGTTAGCACAGCTATACTAAGGGTTCTTCATAAAAGGGAACTAGGTCCCCCGCTTTTTCCAGCGGGTGGATCTATTTCCTTAGAACACCAAAATCGCTCTGCAGAATTCGAATCTTGGATTGAATCTTGTGTAAAGAAAGCTTTCTTACACGATAGAAAAAATCCGTGTCTTAAAATATGGCACCTGAGCGGTTCGCTTCTTTCGTTTAGTGAGAAGCAAACACTTCTTACGTTTCACGAAACAGATTCTCTTACGGATCAAGAAGTTAATGTAATAAAGAACAACAGAACCCTTGTTACCAACAAATATACCGCCGAAGTATTCAAATCCTTTGGAGTGGATGCGGAAGTAGTACCTCTCGGCTTTGATGTAAATAGCTTTCAAATAATTAATAAAAAATATTTTAATGACGATAGAATTGTTTTTAACCTGTGTGGAAAATTTGAAAAAAGAAAACACCACAAAAAGATAATTCAATCTTGGGCTAAGAAATACGGTAATAACAAGAAATACTATTTACAATGTTGTATATATAATAATTTTTTCTCCGAAGAAGAAAATGCCGAGCTTTTTAAATGGACTTTAGAAAATAAAGATTTTTTCAATATTCATTTTGTAGGATATATTCCATCAAACAAGGACTATAACGACTTCCTTAATTCTTCAGACATAATAATCGGCATGTCAGGTGGAGAAGGATGGGGGTTACCAGAGTTTCAGTCTACAGCCCTCGGGAAACATGCTATCATATTAAACGCTCACGGATACAAAGAATGGGCGGATGAAACCAATAGTGTATTAGTCGAACCAAAAGGAACTATCGATTCGCATGACGGAAAATTCTTTAAACAAGGAGAGCTCTTCAATCAGGGAAATTTTTTCGACTGGGAAGAAGACGATTTTCTAGACGCATGTGATAGGGCAATTAAACGGTGCGAGACAGAACCAATTAATGAATACGGAATCCAACTACAACGTAACTTTACTTACGAAAAAACCTTAGACGAACTCCTAGACAAACTATAAAAAAAATGCCAACTTACGAATACATCCACCCAGACACAGGAGAAACGATAGAAGTCGTTCAAAAGATGAAAGAAGACCATATCTACATTGATGAAGAGGGCGTTGAATGGGAAAGACTATTCTCTGCCCCCAACACCGCCATAGACTCTGCTGGCATGGACCCATTTTCTAAAGATGACTTCATGAGAGCAACAGCTAAAACAGGTATGACAGCGGGAGACATGATGGACCTCTCTAAGGAGCTAAGTAACAAAAGAGAAAAGTCCGCAGGACTTGACCCAGTAAAGCAAAAAACTGTAACAAACTACGAAAAAAAGACAGGTAAACCCCACCCACTTAAAAACAAATGAGATTTTCCGTATTTACACCCTCGCACGACTTAAGTCGCATTGATAGACCAATTAAAAGCCTTGAAGCCCAAACTTTTAAAGACTTTGAATGGATAGTACTGCTTAATAATGCGGCACTCAAGGAAAGAGAAGTTCTAGAAGCAAAGCTTAAAGGAACGAAAATTAAATATCGCTTTGTAGAATTCTTTCAGGTCGACAACAGCAACATTGGGTACCTTAAAAATGAATGCTGCAATGCTTCTTCAGGTGAAATATTAGTAGAGCTTGATCACGACGACGAACTAGAACCCAACTGCCTTGAAGAGCTCGATAAAAAATTTAAAGCAACTGGAGCAGATTTTGTTTACTCCGACGACTTCGCTGTAAGGCTTAATCCGGAAGATGGTGAGGAAGTTTTTCAAACACCGTTTAATGCTCAGTTCGGCTGGTCGGTAGTAGAAGAAGATGGAAAGAAATACCACCCTACTCACGAGCCTTCTGCTGTTGCGTTTTCTTATATCTGGTATGCGCCTGACCACGTAAGAGCTTGGAAACAAGATTTCTATCATTCTATCGGGGGGCACGATATTGAATTAGATATATGCGATGATTACGATTTAATTTGCAGGACATACATACACGGAACCTGCGCTAGAGTAGACAAACCATTATATAAATATTTTTACCACGAAGACAATACGGCTTACGGTGAAAAAAATAAAAAAATCCAAGAAAAAACCCACGAGCTTCACGATAAGTATATATTTGCTATGGCCTCTAAATGGGCGGACATAAATAACTTAAAGAAAGTTGATCTCTGCTCTTGTAATAATAAGCCAGAGGGATTTATAGGCATAGATAAAAGAAAGCTAAATAATGATGATATCGTATTTGACTTGGATGAACCAAACTGGCCTTTCGAAGATGGGTCTGTTGGCGTATTCCGAGCGCAAGACGCCCTAGAACACATGAAAGACCCGATAAACACCATGAAAGAAATTCACAGGTGCCTCGCTCCATTGGGTTGGGCAATTATTGAGGTTCCAAGCACTGATGGCCGAGGAGCCTTTCAAGATCCTACTCATGTTAGTTTCTGGAACAGCAATAGTTTTTGGTATTATACACAAGCACAGCAAGCACAATTCATAGGGACTCCAGTTAAATTCCAGTTAAATAGAATATTGGATTACCACCCAAACGACTTCCATAAGTATCACAATATAGTTTACACAAAGGCTCACCTTGTAAGGCTTCCTGATGACCCAGAGGTATTAGTTCCGCATGGCCGTCGTATTTAATTGTTTTTTATTCTTCCCCTCTTAAAAAAAACATGTACTATTAGTAAAGTAGGCACTTTAGAAATGAGCGACTCAGTAATTTATGTCAAAAAAAGGAACGGTCGGCTCCAAGACCTAGACATTAACAAAATCAACCTGTGCGCAGAAAGAGCATGTAAAAACCTAGAGGGTGTCTCAGCAAGCGAGGTAGTTCTTGACGCCCATGTTCAGCTTTATGATAAAATTACCACAAAAGAAATAGACAAAGCTCTCATTTTATCTGCTCGCCAAAAAATTGAAAAGGAACCTAATTACAATTTCGTCGCTTCTAAGCTTTTGCTTTTTAATATTCATAAAGAAGTATTTGGCAGCAGTGTAGACAAGGAAGCCTTTGAGCATCAGTATCGCCTAGCCTTTGTTAAAAACATAAAACTTCTAACGAAAGAAGGTATCCTATCTGAAAAACTTTTAGACTTTGATTTAAAAAAACTTTCTGAGTCTCTTAAGTTATGCAGGGATTTTAAATTTAAATACCTTGGGCTTCAAACCCTTTATGATCGTTACCTCCTTCGTGTTAGAGACAGGAGACTAGAGGCCCCTCAGTCATTCTGGATGAGAGTAGCTATGGGGCTCGCGCTTAACGAAAAAAATAAAGAACAAAAAGCTATAGAATTCTATGAAACCATTTCTAAATTTTTACTATGCCCTTCTACACCCACTCTTTTTAATAGCGGGACTACTCACAGTCAGCTTAGTTCTTGCTATCTCAACACTTTCGATGACAGCATCGATGGCATATTTGAAGGCGCTTGGCAAGAAGCAAGAAAATCTAAATATGCAGGAGGGCTAGGCTTTGATGTCACTAATTTTCGTTCTTCTGGGTCTCACATCAAGGGAACAAATGGGACTTCTAGCGGGCTTGTACCTTGGCTTAAAATTTATAACGATCTACTTGTCGCAGTTAACCAAGGCGGTAAGCGGCCCGGCGCTGGTTGTGCTTATCTCGAGCCTTGGCACTTAGATATAGAAGACTTCCTTGACCTAAAAAAGAATACTGGCGATGAACGCCGCAGGTGTCATGACATGAATACCGCCAACTGGCTGCCTAATTTATTTTTTGATTATGTAGAAAAAGATAAAGACTGGTACCTGTTTTCTCCTTCTGACGTTAGAGACCTACACGAGCTCTATGGAAGCGATTTCGATAAACGGTACAAAAAATACTGTACCATGGCAAGGAACGGAGAATTATCAAACTTCCGTACAATAAGCGCAAAAGAACTGTGGAAGAAAATGCTGAGAACCCTTTTCGAAACAGGCCACCCTTGGATGACTTTTAAAGATAGCGCCAATATGCGTTATTCAAATTCTCATAAAGGTGTTATTCATAGCTCTAACTTATGTACTGAAATTTTCCTGCATACCAAACCCTCTCAATTCAAGCACGGCGACAAGTCAGAGATAGGAGAGACAGCGGTATGCAACCTAAGCTCTGTAAACCTCAAGGAGCACCTGAAACAAAACGGAAAACTAGATTTTAAAAAATTATCAAAAACAATAGCGGTACAAATGCGTATGCTAGATAACGTAATTGATTTAAACTTTTACCCAACCGCCGAAGCAGAAAAAGCGAATCTATCTCATCGTCCTGTCGGAGCCGGGAGCATGGGTTGGGCAGACGTATTCCATTCGTATAAAGTAAATTTTTCGTCTGATGATGCTATTAAATTTTCTGACGAGCTTTATGAATTTATTTCTTATCATTGCATTTTAAATTCCAGCAAGCTTTCTAAAGAGAAAGGAAAGTACTCTACGTACGAAGGGTCTCTCTGGGATAGAGATACGTTACCTTCTGATACGTACAAAAACTTAATGGAATACCTAGGAGACTATAAACCCATCTTGCATAGAGGAAAAAAATATTGCCCAGACCTAGACTGGAAAGAACTTCGCGCTCACATTAAAGAACACGGAATGAGAAACAGTAATACAATGGCTATTGCGCCGACGGCGACAATCTCTTACATACAAGGTTGTTCACCATGTATTGAGCCGGATTTTTCTGTGTTATTTGTATATGAGAACAAGAGTGGCAACCTTACTATAGTAAATGAGTGGTTCATCAAAGAATGCCGAGAAAGAAATATATGGAATCAGGGAATGATCGACGCCATAAAAGCTGTGGATGGTGACCTAATGCGCTTAAATGGTGATATTCCAGAAGACCTAAAGTCTCGCTACTGCACAGCCTTTGACCATGATCAGTTCAAGCTGCTTGAATGCGGGGCAGCTAGACAAAAATGGATAGATATGGGGCAAAGTTTAAACTTGTTTAATAATAAAACTTCGTTAAAATACTTAAATGATCTTTATTTTCATGCTAAAAAGCTTGGATTAAAAAGTACATACTACTTAAGGAACCGTGCGGCAAGCGAAATTGAAAAAGCTACGACTGATAGTGACGTTAGTGATATTAATTCAGATAACATTGATGCTCCTATTGCTTGCAGCGTTCTAGATCCTTCGTGCGAGAGCTG